CAATACTCGCACACAAAGCTCATGCTAATATTTTATGCTCTTGGATGTAGTTTGTCAAATAGTCGTTAATCAAAGCATGATGCCCGCTTTCTGGATGTATCATATCTGCTGGCACATACTGTGTGCCCGGGGCATAATTCATGGGCTGAACCTTTTGTTCATGCTGCCAGGCAATGGCTCGCCATTTGAAACCGTTGATGATTTCGGGACGTTGAAACAATTTTAGTCTAGGGTCATCCAAATGTTCCTGATACAAGTTATCTGCTTGCTGAAACATTAACACTCGATGCCCACGTCTTTGCAAATCAGTAATTGTTGCAAGCATGCGATACATCAAATCTTCAGTGCGATCTAAAATGGAGAATACTTCACTCTTGAGTTTGGTTTCCACAAACTGGTCCGAATCTACTTGTTGCCAGCCGTGTTGCCAGCGTGGCTTAAACTCTTGATTTTGAGGATTGACCCATCTACCTTCAAATTCATTTTCTGGTTTGCAAATCGGTATTTCAAGTCTTGATACAAATGTCATGCCCAGTACATAAAACATAGGCCGAGTTGCTTGATAACTGTGTTTGAGAGTGGTGCGTAGTATTCTACTGTTGGCACTACCCCCAATAGCCAAGGTAGATGCCTGTGGTATATTATGCTCATCTATAAATCCCAGACGTTGTGCCAGATCCATGTGGCCTTGACCCCGAGCATAACTTTCCTGGTAACTACAACCATTGACAACTACATGATTGATCATTTTTTGTCAGCGCCTGCGGCGCGATTGTATGCATCTATTTCTTTTTGTGTTGTTATCTGTGCCATGACATCAATTTCATCATCTTTGTATGTGGGGTACATGGCCATTAATGCCTTGCGTTTGGCTGATAGTCCGGCTTCTTTCTTGCGTGGCGCAATCCAAGGATGTCTCTGATTGCCTAGTCCGGGACTTACACTTGTGGCCATGAGCCATTGCAGTTTAGGGTGCCGGCCTACATTAAAGAAATGCTTGTTGAGATAGTGGTTGCAACTTTGTACATAGTATTCTTGCAATTCGCGATTGCCATCTACTGCCGATCCCCAACGTATCATGAGATAGTTTGAAAACTTTTTACGCTCTTCAGGTGTGAGTTCGTCGTAGAATGTTCTGACCTTGCGGTCAAACATACGCATCTCGTTGGCAATGTTCAGTTTGTCACTCATGTTTTGGCCTGTGATCCAAGTTGTAACGACTCTGCATAGATGTCGTGCTTGATTGGTAGATTGTTGTACCAGTGCTCGTTTCTGTAATTATCCAACACCAACTGTTGTGTCAAGAACTGATACCAATGTGTAGTCATTACAGGTTTATGTAAAATTTGTATGGCTTGTGCTATATTATACTTGGTTTTAAATTTACTTTGTTCAAGAATGGCAATCAACGGGGGTCGATATTGAGCAGGTATACACCCGATTCCTAACACACTATCCGGATTGGCCAAGACCGGTTCAAAATCAGTTATGTTTACCCAATCAAAGTAATCAAATAAATCTTTTAGCCACCATATGTTGATGGCACTTATTACCGGTGCAATTTTGAGAGTGACGTTTGGCAGTTCACGTGCCCATTTGATATTGGATTCCACTGTGGCCCAGTCAGTACCACTGCGAACAATCTCTGCATATTTGCCCACAGCATCAATGCTGGCATGCAGATTGATTCCATCAAAGTGTTGCCACAAATCCGCGACTGTTTGATCTTTATAACCAACCACAGTCATGTTGCTACTATACATCAGTCGGGGTCGAGTGTTTTGTGCAATCAGCATCCGCAACACTTCATAGTGTTGGGGATTCATCAAAGGTTCACCGCCGGCAAAATATACCTGCTGGCATTGACTCAAATCAATTTTATCCAGTGTGCTTGAATCATATTCGTTTATGACCAAACGTTTGGCTTCAGAACTCCAACTGGTACTAAACATCGGGCCACAACTGCGGCATTTTAAATTGCACAGATTGTTGTTTCTAAAATCTAAAAATTGTATAACATTGTTCTTGTAGTCGGTGTCGTAGTGCCGAAACATGTTACGCCAACCGTGTTTGCTAGTGCTGGGACAAGATTTATCACACTCTTTGGGTACTTGGCCTGCTAAAAATGCACCCCCAACTTGGTCAACTATCTCTTGCTGTGAATCAAAGTAATCACCTGCCCATTGACAGCAAGGAGCAAACTTACCACCAGGCATATAACTGGTTGATACCCAAGGTGCCTTGCAATAAACTTCACTCATGTTTTGGTCAGTCGATAGATCATTACAGCATGTTCTAGTGCATCTTGTAAAGTGGGATTGGTTCTTGCCGCACGTCGAATTTCGCCCCAAAGTTTGTCTTCCATTATGTGATCACGCAAGGGTCTGCCATCTGTGGTTCTTGAATCGTAGTCTATTTTGTGACCGTTGATGGGATCATATCCGTAGCCCACTTCAACTCTGGTACTGGGGTCGGCGCCTGACTCACGAGCGTATACCACACCGTTAGCACTTTCGTATATGTAAGTGGCGCCTGGCTTGAGTTGTCCCATTACCAAGCCTTGTTGTAGTCCACGATCTCGCAGTTGCGGCTGACATCTTTTACAAAGTACACACAATCGGGTTCGGGTTCGTCGTTTATGGGCACGGCCAACATCTGACCGTTCTTGAGTTTGGGTGCGTACCAATTGACTTCGTGATACACATCCAGGATTTCAATGTCGGGAAAACTGGGTCTATAACTGCTTAGTGGATTGAATTGAAATACTCTAAAGCCTCTGTCGTTGATTGAAGTTAACGGTAACACTTCTAGATCACCAATGTCAGGTTCGCCGATCAGTATCTGCCAGTCCATGGGCATTTTGAGAGTTTGTGTTCCTATACGCAACACCAAGGCTGGCGCATTAAACGACTCTAAAAAGATTAGTGGAATAAAATGATAGTCTGGGTCTGCTGGATTTGAATTGTCTAATATAGCAAAACGCATGTCATCAACTTCTTCGGGCAATTGATTTAGATCGTAGTAGGTGTTGTCTAGTGTTAATATTCTCATAGTAATATTATATAGATATTAAGATGCTTTGTCAAGTTTATTTTTCTTTCTTGCTAATGCGCTTGCTTTCATTTTTTCAAGAGTTTCTACACTATGTTTTTTTCCAGTCATACCTGATTTGTGTCCTTTTTTACCTTCGCTGACTTTTTTACAAAATTCTTCTGTGCGCTGTCTACCTGCTAGTGTAGCAGATCGGTTTCTGTTTGATTCCTCACTGTGAGGGCCTTGTTTGATTCCTTTGTTCCAAGGAATATTTCCTTTTTTAACACCACCAATACCAGGTCTTTTTGTTCCTGTTCTGGCTGTCATAATTGCTGTTCTTGCAATGTTATATTGTTGTGCAGTAAGATTACGATCTTGTAAATGATTAGTTTGAACAAATTTGCCTAATGCATGTAACATTTTAATTTTACTATTGCCATCTGTCATCTTTGTTAATAACAGATGGCATACAAAATGTTCCCTGGCTGTTAACCTAACTAAATTATCTTTTGTATTATTTCCGCCTAGGCTTTTTGGAATGATATGATGCCGTTCAATATATCCAATTGTCAATCGAGTCTTTGCGTTTGAGATAATATTGTAATACCATTTTGTATATTTGTTGTCTACAAAAGTTATTTGATTTTCATCCATTCCAACTTCTCCTGTGTGAAGTTGTATTTAGCCTCTCGGTAAAACTGTTTGCGTTTGGTCAAGTGTCGTTTGGCAAACTTACAGGTACTGGTTATGTCCCATATTTGAACATGATCTTTGTCTTCTGCTTTTCTTATGCCGCGTCCAATGCTTTGGATAACACGGACAAAACTTTTGCCGGGTTCAATAAGAACCAAATTAAAAATCCTAGGGATATTAATACCCACAGCGGCAACACCATAGGTAGCCACAATAATCTTATCAACACTGTCTGCAACTTCATCATATTCATCTTGTCTGTCTTTTGCCTTGGTTGCTCCTGATACAAACACAGCACGATCGCCCAGGCGCTCTACCAAGGCTGTGCCTGCGGCTACCCTGTCCACAAGCACAAGAGTATTGCCTGTTTCATTTACCTTGCGAATCAGTTCGGCCATGGTGTCCAGGCGGCCCGACTCTTCCAACAAGTATTTAAGTTCACTTTGGTACTCTTTGTACTCCACATGATCAACCAACTGCACAATGTTCACGTGACAGTTGGCTAACACACCTTGTTGTTGTAATTCGTTGGCACTCAAGCGACCAATAACCGGACCCAGTCCTACTAGTAATGCTTGGCTCTCAAACTTCTCTTTGGGTATGGTTCCGGTCAAACCCCAGCGAATTGGCACTCTAGCCATCACGCCTGTGAGCAGGGTTTTGAGTGCATCTGCCTTGGCCATGTGTACTTCGTCTACGATAACACATACTACACCTTCCAAGAACTCACCAATGGTTACTTCGCCCACACCTGACTTGGTGTTCTTTAACAACACATTTAGACTCTGCCAAGTGCAAATGGTATGTGTGCGTCCGTACTCTTTTCTATCGCCAAAGAACACACCCACATCCTGTTGCATGTTGATGTAGTCTTTTTCAGTCTGTGTCACAAGACTCTTGTTGGGCACAATCACGATACTTCGCCCGTAT